TCTCTACCCCCTTTTAGGTTTGTTGAGTCAACCCGTCAGGGTTAGTCGGCCACGGCTTCGGAGTACAGCGTGATCAGCCCGTAGTCCTCGCTGTTGAACTGCGTCTTCACGAAACCCTGAATCATCCCGGTGGCAAAGCCGACCTGGTTCTTGTAGTCGAACACGTCCTCCACCCAGAACGGTTCCTGCGCCACGCCCCACGCCCCGGCCTGACAGCCGAGGAGAAGGTTGGAGCAAACGTAGTTCGTGCTGGCGCTGATGAAGCGGCGAACGGAAGGATGCTCGTGAACGATGACGCCGTCCCACACGCCGAGCGCACCACTGAAGAGCGGGTTGTCGTTGCCGCGCAACCCGGCGTATTCCTGCGCGGCAAGCCACGTGGAATCGGCACGGAGGTCACGTGCGGCGTAGGGATGCACCACAAGGACGTAGTGCGGCTTGCCCTTGATCATGATGGGCTGAACCTTCGGGGAAGCCAGCATGGCCTTCCTCTTCGCCTTGGAAATGTAGGCGCAGGTCAGCTTGTCATCGCTGTCGAAGGCGGCAACGTCGGAGGTGTGGTCGGCAGAGCAGTACACCAGACGGTTGGTCGTCGGAGACGTGCCGAGAGTCGTGAAGAACTGGTCCTGGATGTACTCGGCAAGCCAAATCTTCAGCTTCTCCTTCGCATCCGCCCGCATGTCGTAGCAAGCCTGCTGCTCCTCGAACTTGCCCGCCAGCCTGACGGCGTTCCGGATCTGATTGACCGTCACGCTCTCGTCGTAGGAGGTGATGGCTTCCTCGTAGCCCTCCAGGGTGTCGTCTCCGGTCTTGCCTGCCCCGGACAGTTTCACGGTGAGACCGAACCTGATCGTGTCACCGGGTTCCTTCTTGAGTTGCGTCAGCTTCTGGATGGGGAAACTCGGCCCCTCGCCCACGAAACCGTGGGTCGTCCAGAACATTTCGTCCTGTACGTCTTTCCAAAGCTGTTTAGCCCACAAGGAAGGAACAAGATTAGCGGTAACGGAAGTCGTTGCCATGTATGATCGCTCTCCTTAAATTCAGATTTCCCCCCTCAGGTACCGACGGTATTGAGCCGGGTTCTTCTTCGCCCACTCGGCAAACTCGTTCATGGGCATGTTCACGACTCTCTGCATGTCGGCGGAGGCGTCGGGGGTGTTGCTCCCGCCCACCTGCGGTCCCCTCGGCAAGGCGGGGGGTGGATTGCCCTGCTTCGGAGGTGGTGCTATCGTGGGAGATTGCGGGGGTATACCCTGCGAATTGGCCCTCTCCCAAAGGCCGATGGTGTACGCCTTCAACGGCGGGTTATCATCCATGATGATGGATTTCAGCCAGTTGGCGGCGTTCTCGTCGCCAGCCTGCGCCGCCTGTGCGGCCTGCTGCATCCGGGCCACGACCGGCCCCGCCACGTCGTCGTAATCCTTGAAACGGGCCTTCACCGCCTGTTCGCTCTCGGTGATGCGCCTCTGCATGGCCTCGGCCCTCTGCTGGCCTTCGATGCGCTCCCGCAAAGGCTTCGTCGCCTGTTCCACCTTGGAGCGGATGAGCACGTCGAGCGGGTCCTCCTCCACGGGTTCAGCCTTCGGCTGTGAAGCCTCGAACTGCTTGCGCATGATTTCCTGCTGGACCTTGAGAATCTCGGCCTGCTGCTTGCGGTATTCCTCAAGCTGGCGGGAATACTCCGCTTCCTTCTCCCGCGCCTTGCGTATGGCCTCCTGGAAGCGTTCGTAGGGGATCGTCTTCGGCAGTTTGTCGCCCTCTTCGGGTTCCGGTTCGTCCGTTACGTCCTCTTTCGGCGGGACGGGTGCCGGGTAGGACTCTTCCGGTACTGCCTCTTCGGGTGCGGGGTTCGTGGGTTCCGGCTCGTCGACTTCGACGGCGTACTGTTCCAACTCCCCCTGCTCCTTCAACGTCTCCATGACCTGCTCCTCGGTGAAGCCATCGACTGCGGGAACCGTGTATTTCTTCGCGCTCATGGGTTTACGTCCTCCTAGACGTGAGATTCGCCCGTTAACGTCCGGCGGCGACGAGGCATGAAAAAGGCCCCCGTGAAAGGGGGCCTGATTCGCTTAGAGATTGGCTTGTCCTCCCTGCATCATCTGCAACAGTTCGCCCTGATTCGGCGGGGCGTTGCCCGGCCCCACCCCACCCGGCACGTTCGGCTGGCCTCCACCCTGCGGGGGGGCCTGCGCCTGCTGCATGGCCATCATCTTGGCCTTGATTTCCTCCTTCTGCGGGATGTCCGATGCCTCCAGGAGAATGTCCGGCGGTATCGGGACGCCCTGCTTGGCTGCCTCAAGGAGTTTCCAGAACGCTGCAGTCCTTCCGCTCGGGCTGGTCGGCTCGTCGGATAGCACGATGTCGAACTCCCACGTGCTCAAATCGTTCATCACGGCGGCCACCACGTTCCCCTGTTCGTCGAGGAACGGCAGTTGCCCCGTCACGGGGTCCGGCACCGGCACCTTCTCGTTCAGCTTCACGAAGCCCGGCTGCCCGTTTTCCTCGGTAATGCGAATCACCATTTCCTCGGTCATGTACTGCTGGATGAGGCCCGGACGGCCCCGGTATCCCCACAGCATCCGCATGACCTGCTTCTTCGTGCGCCTCAAACTGTCGAGGATGCCGGCGATCGAGGTGATGGCGGCCTGCTGTTTCAGTTCGATGGCCCGGCCCGATGCGCTGGCCGGGACGTTCATCCCCATCATTTCCTCGTTGATGCCGGAAATCTCCTTGAGGTCGTCCGTTGACGCCTGCTCGATCTGCGCAAAGGCCGTGGGAAGCTGCGTCATGTCCCACGCTTCCGGCTTCTGGCCGTTGTAGTCGATGACGATTCCCGGCGTACTCCCAAGCATTTCCAGCTTCCGACGATTCTCGGGGTCGAGCGAACCCGCCTGATTCAGCCAGCCACGATTGGCCATCGTGTTCAGGATGTGCAGGAGTTGACTCCTGCGCTTGTTGATTTCCCTCTGCGGGTCCTTCAGGTCCCTGACCACGCTGCGGGGAATGTCACCCTCCCCGTCCCAGTCCGGCAGGAACCATATCAGGGGCAGGAAACCATGCTGGTAAGGCGATTCCACGTCCTCCAGAATCAGGTCCCCCAGGTAGGACGCGACCCGTATCTGCTTGATGCGCTTCCGGCGCTTCTCCCCGTAGTCCGTCAACTCTTCCCTGTGCGTCACGGCCCGGTACCACATCCGCACCAGCCTCACCTTGGAAGTGGTGTTGTCGTACCAGTAGTTCCGGTCCCCCCGCTCGTCCGGCTCGTCGGAGTCGTACACGGCGGTGGTGTTGTTGATCAAATCCTCCTGCTCCGGGAACGCGCTCGTCAGGTCGAACTTGTCCACCCATTCGGCATCGCACACGTAGTTGGCGTCCGACATGTCGTACTTCCGGGCCTCCGGGTCCGGGTAGATGTCGAACGGCGAACGCTTCCGGATGACGATGGAACCGCGCCCGGTCTCGTCGTCCCACTCGTACCCCACGGAGAACCAGCCCCGCCCGCACGTCACCCCGTCATCGAACACGTCCGATTCCTCGTTGAGATAGTCCGTCTCGTCGAGGACAAAGGCCGTCACGGCGGTGGCCTTCTTCGCCTTCTCCAGGTCGTCGGCGGTCCTCGGCAGAAGGATGGGATCGTAGCGGTTCAGCCTCTGATACCCGCCCAGGAGCCTTATGAGAGGCCCTACTTTGTTCAGGGTGAGGCTGGGACGCTTCTGCGCCCGGAGCAGGGCCTTGTCCGATTCGCTCCACTGGCCCGTTCCCCACTTGAAGCCGTAGTCCTCCCACGCCTCGTCCCGCCATGGCCTATCCGCGTCCACGGCGTTCCTGAAACGGTCGCGCAGTTCCCCAAGCGTCAACTTCGCCATCAGCCCACCTCCTTCAGGGCGGTAACGAAGCCGACCGCCTCGTCCTCCGCAAGAAATACGCCCGAAATACCAGGCTTCAAAAACACCCGCAAATCCTGTTCCCCCGTCTTCAAGTACCCGGAGAAACAGTCAAGGCTGGGGTGCGTCGGAACAAAAAGGCCCGGGGAGGGAACCCTCACCCGGACCACCCCGTCACGCATCAGCGACGTTTCATTCACCACTCTGACATGTTGTCTCGCCATCAGCAGGCCATCCAGCTTTCGGCCCCTTCCCCCCTGTCCTCTTTCAGCTTCTCGCTCCATGAGTCCCGCTTTCTCGGCGTCTCCGTGAACGGCACCCATGGGCGAGTCATCAGCCCATAACGGCACCCATCTGCGGCGTGATCCTCTTCCCTCGTGTTCACGTCCTCCACCTTGAACGGGTCGAACGTCAATGCGGGCAACGTCCGTATCAGGTGCCTGCATGTCCTGAATATCTTCCAGGAGCCGTCCCTCAGCCTCTTGTGTATCTGGTTCCACCCCGCAAGACGGTTGTTGTCCGCCGGCATCCAGTGGACGCCCTTGCGGGTGAATTCCTCCGCAATGCTCGGCCCCACCCCCGTCTTGCTCCATATCGCCGGATCGGCTACCCCGTAACTGATCGGTTCTCCCTTCTCCAGGAGCGCAACCCTCTCGGCTACCGCATCCGCTGTTTCCTGCGTCCCCACGTCCGGCACACCATCCCTGCAACCGTACAACTCCCTGTAGGTGTGTATCACCCCGTCCTCGTCCACGGCGTGCCAGTGCACCGAGTAGGGCTTGCTGAAACCCCAGTCCATCGAGCGAAACCGCATCCACGAGGCTGGAATGGCGAACGGCTCTTCCGTGTGGCGGTTGTACTCCCACTCACCAAAAGCCTGCCCCTCGAAGATGTCCCATGAGCCTTCGAGGTACGCCTTGCGCAAATGCTCCGGCAGGCTCCGCAGTCCGTCGATGTAACTCTCCGCAAGGTGCGGGTTGTCCTTCGCCTTCGACTGCACAAAGGCAAATTCGTCCTTGAGGTGTTCCATCTCCGTGGG